TTTCTAAGTTTATATCCCCAATTTTATCTGTACCTGATAATGGCCTTAAACCATCTTGAGATAAAAAGAGGAGATCACCACCAATTTCAATTACACTGTCAGTAGCTAAACAACCAAGGTCATCTGTAACATTTTCGAGTGCAAAGTCTTCTCTTGTAAACCCTGTAAATTTTTTAATGTTTGTAGTTCCAAAAACATATAGAGCACCACGAAAAGCTTTTAAAGCAACTATGTCAAATCCAACATTAAAAACTTGTGCATCATCTCCTACACTATAGCTAAGTTCATTGGACTGACCACCAACGTAGAGGTTGTAAGCTTCTGAAGGATCTGCCGCCAAAAAACTACGACTGTTAAAAACAGCAGATAGTTTAGGTGCGGTTGGTGCTGTCGAATCAGTAACTTGCCTGTAGTTTGTTCCATCGTAAATAGCAGCAGGATTTATACCATCAGTAATATATACCTTTTTAACACCATTTAATTCAAAATTAACAAACCTAACTTTTTTAACCCCTGTCATTGTAGGGTTACTAGTTCTGTAAAGACCTGTTCCAGAGCCAACCTCAATATCACCTGTTGTAGCTCCACTAACAGCAATTTGAGTAATTGTGTTAAAGTACTTTGTACTGCTTACTGTAGTAGCATTTGGTCCAGTTACAGTTTCTGTTTGAGAAGTGCCTAGATAGTCTGTACCAGTTATAGTAAACTCTACACCCGACTCGTCTGCTGCTGCATAAAACGTAACAAGTCTTGGTTGTTGTGCTGCAGATGTAGTAAAATTTACTGTTCCAGTATCTGCAAGTGTTCCATCTATAGTTAGATTACCTGCACCACTAGGAGTTTGTGCTGTAGCAACACCATCTCTATCGTTAGCTACTACATCTGTTTTAATTGATACCCAAGCTTCAGTAGTATTATCCCAATAGTATAAATAGTTATTACCTGTGTTAGGCTCACGAGCAGCCAGAATACCATCGTTAATACCATCAGATACAGAAACACCGAGAACACTTTTACTACTGTTTCCTGGTACAGTACCATAATCATTAGTATACCCACTAATGCGTCTGTATCCACCTGTAATAGCAGGTTCATAATTCAGCAAAGATATAGCAGATCCAGGTGCAACTTCACCCTGAGACAGAACATCTCTGTTCAGATTTAAGCCACCCTGTGCAAATACTTTAAATGAGCCTAGATTGTCTGCCATTAGAGAACTCTACCCAACACTTGATTAGAAGAGTTAATTCTTTCTACTACTGTAGATCTAATGCGTAAAGGTTCATCAACAAGTATTCTTCTCATTGATTTAACACCTTCTTGAAATACACCTTGATGTACTGCAGCACTCTGTTCATTGGATCTAAAACGCATCATGTACATCATAGCACCATCAATGATTACATGTTTGAACCTGTCGGGTATTGCTGTTATATCATCGTATTCTGAAAGATCTGCTGGAAAAGACCAGTACACATATTCAATCTGATAAGAATCGTTGGGAATAGGAGTTACACCAAACTTCTCTTCATTTGTTTGATAGACAAGAGTAGGAGCAGAGATACCTGTCTGATCACCTGTGTCATCAAAGTGTCTGTACTTTTGAATGTATTCATCATACGTAATAGCAGGTAAAGACATGGGGGTATTATCAACAGATGTTAACTTCTTAATATAAAAAGTCTGCCAGTCTGCTCTAGAATAGTCTGCAGGAAAGTCGTATTGTCTTGTTCCTGCAGTTAATGTTTGAGTATAAGTAGTTTTTAAGAAAGGCCATTCCTGACCTGTCTGTAGGATATTTCTAATGGAATTGTTTACTGCCTGTTTAGCCAATGATTGCACATTACGCACATCATTAAAACCACTACCAGATGTAGAAAGAGTAACCTCGTTTAGTCTAGTGAGTAGTTCATTAACCAGTGTAACGTAGTTAGCCATTACAAAAATCCTTCAGATAGCCTAAAGGGGCCAGTTACCCAGCCCCTAAAGTTTAATCATTTATGCAAGATAGTCACGATCAACTTCGTCAGCTTCTTTAGAAGAGCCAACTGAGTCAACGTCCATCAAACATGCATAGACACGAACCTTACCAGCAGTGTCTGGTGTAGTTCCTAGAAGCAACATGTCGATTGTGTCGGATGTTGTAACTAGGATTGGAGTTGCAGTATTTGCAAGTGTACCATAATCACCTGCTGAAGCACCTGTAAGGGTCATCCCATCAACAAATGCATCAACATCACCGCCTGTAATACCTAGGTCAAAAGTTGCACCTGTACCACCTGATGGTGCTGTTGTAATTTCAGCACCTGCAAACATTACAACTGTGTTGGCACCAACAGTGATAGCTTCGATAACATCGTTAGCTGCCAATGCTGAACCTTTTGCAGTTGCTGCTGCTGCCAAGTCGATTTCGACTTCAACAAGGTAAGGTTTGTTACCAGGATTACCACGTCCACCTGCTGCTCGTGAAAGAGTTGTTACTGTAGCCATAAGTCAATCCTCCCTTACGCCAAGTTATACTTAGCAGTTACCAAGGCTTCTGGCCTTAGAATTTTTCTGCCGTATAGGTGCATACCACGAACGATGTCAGCAAAGCTGTCAGGATCACGATATGTTTCAGTCTTGTTGATCTGCTCTGCAGTAGCAACTGCTGAATCATGACCACCAACGATAACACCGAAGTTATCTGCTTGGTCAGAATTGTCTACAGTGTCAGAACCTGTACCAACTGATGGTAGGTTTGAAGACTGATAGATTCTGAAGCCATGCAAGTTGTTGATGACTAGACCGTTGCGTAGACCACCTGATTCACCGTAATCAGAATTTAGGAGGCGTGAATCTTCGTCACGAAGAATCTCCATAAATACAGGGTCAACAACGAGCCATCTACCATCTTTATCAACTTGTTGTTGATCAAGCAAACGAGCCATACGAGCTACGATCATGTTAGGTGATACGTAACCTGTTGGTAGTGCGGTAGCACCTGGTAGACGTGCAGCAACAGGGATAGAGTCTCCTGTTGAACCTGCTGTTGTCAAGTTACCGAAGTTAGGACGAGATAGTTTCATTGAAGAAAGCAATTCGTCAGAACCTGCAGTTGAAACAGCTTTAGTACCATTAACAGTTGTGTTAACAGTGTCTGCTGCTGAATGTAGTGCAGACTGTGTATAACCTGATAGGTAACCAAGAACTTCTTGGTCATGCTGATCAGCTAGACGATAAGCTGCACGGTCAGTAGCCAATTGCATAAAATTGACGTGGCTGTGAGCCTCTTCGATATCATCGACTTTGAAGGCGAAGTAGTTGCTCTTGTCTACAACTAGAGAAAAGTCTTCATCATCAAGATCTTGTGCTGTGATCTGTGTGCCTCTCGCATAGGACGACACCGAAATCTCAGGCTCCTTAATAATTCTGACCGTATCACCTTGGGCACTGATCTCCCCAAAATAATCAGAGTTAGTAATATCACCAACTACTGTTTTTTTCCTAAAGGCAAGCTGTACCTTTTTGGAATAGATGACGCTGGAAAAGTTGCCGTTTGGCAAGTTCCCATAGCCACTCGCTGAAGTAAAAGCCATTTTGAAATCCTCCATGATATTTGGCTTATGAAGAAAGCTAAACACCTTTAAAGAGGCTGTACGTTTTCTAGGGTGCAGATAACACTTAGTTGGCCTACCAAGTGTTTACTGGGCCTATACTTGAACAGGTAGTTCTTTTATAGTTTAGACTTTTATGAAAAAGTATCTTGTAGAGGTAGTCCAAAAGGAGGCTCTACTTATAGATACACGTAGTTATATGTAACACTTTGAAAGTGTCAACCTTTTATCTGGCACCGCCAGATACATCATAAACGAATTTACCAGAAGACATAGCTTCTTGGATTTCGTCTTGACGTTTCTCAAACTCCTTGTCTGACATCTTAGCTACATCAGACTCTTTAATTTGACCTGATATACCTTTAGCATCAATAGAAGCACGAGACCCTCTTGTAACAGATGAAGCTGCAGCTTTTCTACTATCTCTTTTAGCTGCAGGTGTCATACCGTTATCAACTTTAAAAAGATCAATCACACGAATAACAGAAGCAGGATCATCCATATTTTCATAGAGTGCATCCTTAACCCATTTAGGTTGCTCATCTGCCCAGTCATGGAACTCATCTGATTGTCTTAATTCATCGAAGTCATCATGAGCTTTACGAATAACATTTTCTGCTTTCATTCGTAGAGCTTCGTTATGAGCTTCATCTAACTCTTTTAGACGTGACTCAGCTTTACTGAACATCTCTTTTGCTTTTTTAGAAGCAATCTTTTCAACAATACCTGCTACGTCTGGATACTGTTTTGTCCATTCTTCAATATCTTCATCAGATTTAGGGGGAACAATAGTATCCGTAGCTTTACGTTTTTCAAGAGCTTCAAGGCGTTCATTCCATTCCTTTTCTTTCTCTTGCATGTGTCTACGTAGATCACCGTAACGTTTCTTAAAAGACTTTTCCTCAGCACTTAATCCTGCTGTATCGTCTTCTTGTGTTTCCCCTTTCTGGGGTTCTTGTTCTTCTTGTTGGGTATCACTTGTGGCTTGTACCTTGGTGTCCTCAGTATCCTTGCCACTGGGTTCACTTTCAACAATTTCTTCACCACGAGCTTCTGCCTCTAGTTTTGCAATTTCTGCTTCTTCCTCTTCCATACGTTTTTGTTTACGTGCATAGTTAGAACCACGTTGAACAAAACCTGCTGTCTTAGGGGTTTCCATTGTTATCATTTCAGGCATATCATTTTCCTTTTATGTTGGGGCCAGCATTATTACTGGGTAGCCTTATCTTTATTTCTTCTTAGCCCTTTTTTTGGTCATTAGACCACCTTTGTTTACATCGGCAGTATACCCTAATGGATCATTTGGATCTATTTCATCAGCAGTAGCACTAGCTGTTACTGCATTAGAACCAGACCCATACGTTGTAGACATTGTTGCCTGTCCCATAGGATCTCTGTCAATACTTACATTAGAAACAAAGAATGGATCATCATCATCCCCTGATTTTTGTGCTGATTCCAAAGCTTTTGCTGCTGCTTCTTTATCAGCTTTTGCTTGTGCTGCAGCTTTAGCTCTTTGTTCAGCTTTTCTTTGCTCTTGCCTAATTCCAAATTTTTTCTGTTCTTCTGTTTTCATTCCAAAAATATTATTTAAAGTATCCTTTAAATTTTCATCTTCTTGAAGATCAGCAGCAATTCTGTCACCGTCAATCCAAGCATTAGGGAGAGAGTTAAGAACTGGGTTTGCTGCTACAAACTCTCTAGCTTTGTCTCTTAGGTTATCTGCAAGCTCTGTATTACCTTTTGCTTCTGCTACGATAGCCATAGCATTTACTCTAGCTACACTTGTGCCAAGTTGAATTGTGCTAAGAATACCAGTGGCTTTACCTTGCAGATTTTCATTTGCCCATGTCATAGGGTCAGTAATATCTTTTGCCCACTCGTTAGGATCTTTAGGCTCTGGGGGAGTGGGTGGATCTCCCCTATCATCATTTGTAGGAGCAGGGTTTTTAAATGCTTCTTGTGCTTTCTTTAACGCTGCTGACCCAAAAGCATACCAAGGTGGTCTAGTATATTGAATGTCACTAGGAGGAATAGTTCCACCAGTATCATTAAAAGAAACTACTCTAGTCTCACCAGTTTCAGAATGAACAAAAGTTCTTTGATTTGTACTCCCTTGAGTAGGTTGATACATTTGACCACCAGCCAAAGTACTTGAACCAACAACACTATAATTCATAGG